CTTATCCCCCTGATCCATCGTTTGCGGTGCTGCTTGTGTCCGCTGATCCTCTACATCCGCCTTGGGATCGTAATCGGCACCGTAAATCTTGTCAAGCAACTGGGTCCGGTTTTCGTAACCCACTTCGGCCAGCATCCCATCGACAACCGTGCGCCGGTCGATGCCGCCCGCATAGATGCCCTGCCTTCCGCCATTAGTCGCGATGTCCACCCAGGCCTGCACCATCGCGTGGATATCATGCTCGAGCACAGCCGGGAACCTGACGATGATTTCGACCGGCTGCGGCGCGGGGTTCTTGGCGCGCGCTTCCCGCATCCTGGTTCCCGGCGTCTGCCCGGCCACCATCAGCACGTATTCCAAGATCCGCGTCAGCGTTTCGACCCAGCGCTGCTGGATTTCGCGAAACTTGAGTTCGGTGGGCCGGTCAAGGGACACCGCGGTAGCCAGACTCCCGGTCGAAGCATCCCCGAAGAAAGTCTCGGGCATTCCGAAGGCGGCAGCGGCCATGAGCAGGACTCGCCGTGCTTGCTCCGGCGCGGTCTGCGTGCCGGCGGTTCTGAACGGCTCGATCTTGTTATCCGGTCCCGAGACATGCGCTGCTCCTATCGCTGGCGGCGGGTTGCGCTCGATCTGCGTGCCGCCGGCATCCGCAAAGGTCGTGGTGAGCAGCGCCTGATAGGCCGCGATCGCCGCCGGTCCACCCGAGGTTTGTACCAGCATGGCGAAACGCGCCAGTTGCTTCTGGATGGTGGCCCAGTCCTCGAGGAAATCCTTGTAAGCGCGCGCCCAGTCGATAGCCGCATAGATGGGCGGCACCGGCCAGCGCCACTTCGCCGGCGAGCCGCCGCCATGTACCCGATAGACCGGCATCTCCCAATTGACCGGCACGGCGCCCAAGTTCTCCGGCTTGTCTTTCGGATTACTTAGCAGATACTCGAGCGAGGGATACCAGGCTTTCTTGGGTTCACCCGGCTGCGTGCCGCTGGCCGTCTGGATGTTGAGCTGCGTCCACTGCCGCGAGTAATACCAGACGCGGCCCGTGTCGTCAGGATCGGTCAGCACGTCCATGATCTCGAGCGGATCGATGGTCTGAACGGTAATCTGGCCTTGCGGATTCGCCGGCAAGCCGAAGTACAAAGCGCCGTCGGTCTGGATGGAGTTTTCCTTGTTTGCTAATCCGATGTGGCTCAATTCTGCAGCATTTCGCTGCAAGAACTCCTGGATGGTTTCGTTCGCGGCTTCGTCTTCGGCGCGCATCTCAATCCCGCGGCCGAAGACGTACATGCGGCAGATCTCGGCGCCGCGCTTAATGATCGGGTTCTTGAGCGCATAGATCCGCGAGATGCGGATCAGTTGCTGCACGCCATAGCGCGAGAACTCGAGCATGGCGAGCGTCGTCTCGCGCACCCAGCCGCGGTCCTCGAGCGCCAGCTCCAGTTCCCATAGCCGCTCTTTTAGTTCAACTGGGGTTTGTACCGGCGCGGCCAGAGCACCCGATGCGCGCATGCCTTCGTAAGCTTGGGGATTGACGCAGGCGAGCTCAGCTTCGCGCAGCATCAGCATTTCGCGCATACGGATGCGGAGTTGATGGCGCTGGTATTCGATCTCTTCGGCGAACAGTGCTTGAGACTCGGAGGCCCGGGAAGCGGCTCGGGCCTCGCGAATAGCATCGCCTGCGCGGTCTAGCAGGTCACGCACCGGCGAAAGGTTGAGGGCACGCGAAGCGAGCCAGGCGCGGAGACGGCGCATGCACGCATGTTAGCAAGTTTGCTTGTCTACGTATACTCTGTCCAGGTGACTAATGTGGGTGTCCCTGCGGTCACCTGCAGTTGATAATAACTGCCCGCGAGCACCATAAAGAACACCTGCACGGTCGTAGCGGAATTGCTGGTATCGGCTACCTCGGCGACCATCGTAATGGGCGGATTGGCTGTATCCGTAAGCGCATTGATGGTCGAATTCTTGCCGCCGAGGTTCCAGCACGACATGACGAACATGGTCTTGCCGGTCGTGTTCTCATAGGTCACACCCGCGGCGCGGCTGCCGGTCACGACCGCCTGGCTGCTGATCGAAAGCTGAATGCCATTGCGATAAAAATGGCCCAGCACATTTACGTCGCCGTTTATATCCAGAGCGTAAGCGGGAGCGCTCTGAGCAATCCCCACCTTTCCGCCGGTATAGACAAAGCCCGCATCGCCGCTGAAGGCGCCGCCGCCGGCGTTGAACTGCACGGCATCCACCGGTCCACCGGGGGTGCCGCCGCTAAGTGGGTTTGGGTTGGTTTTGACAGTCGCTATGAATTGCTGCGGTTCGAGCGTGGCGGAAAAGTTCTGCGGCGCTTTAGTGGCCATAAGCGTTAACGCGTGATTTCCGGCGTGATGTTGGCATAGCCGTTGAGGATGGTAGTGATCGCTCCAGCCGGATCGATGACTTCTAAATCCCACAGGTAGCGCCCGGTGAGATTAATGGTTTCCGTATGCGGAATCGAGAGGTACACCAGAGGCGATTGTACGCTGGTTCCGATCTCTACGATCACCGTAGGGTCGTTGTCGGCGACGTTGGCGCGGATCTGGGCTTTAGCGGTGTAGCCCGCGATGATCTGATCCGGTGGCGTGGTTCCATCGGTCACCGTTACGGTCGCTGTGTAATCGTCGCCTTGGTAAATGGCGAGATGGGCGACGGTAGACATGCACGCATGTTAGCAAGTTTGCTTGTTAGCGGGAAGGCTTAGAGTTGGTGCGTAGCACCTTGAGCTCAGTCGGATCTACTGATTCTGCCGTTCCCCATGCCATGAGATCCGACACCAAATACCTGATGTTGCGCCCCTGCCTGTAGTATTTCGGCCCGCGTCCGACCATGCGCCAGTAATTGAGCGTGTTTGGTGTGGTCGCCAATATTTTAGCAGCATCACCACTGTTCACAAACCGATCATCCTGTGGTTTGAGATTCGCCTTCACTGAAACTTAATTCGCAGGTCTCGTCCGCACGGCTTGTACTCGATGCCCTCGGCGGTGATCATTCCTACGATGGCGATGGCTTCGGCTTGCCCCGGAGCGGTGATGCGTGCCAGCATGAAGCCTTCCGGTTTCTGGAGCATGATGCAGCCGTGGCGGGTGAGGAGGCTGCTGAGTTCTTCGAGGATGTCGCCGGCATCAGTCACAGCGCCATCTCCTTCCGGCATATCTCGTCCCACTCCGCTGCCCGCCGCCAGCTAATCGAACTCTTGGCCTGCTGCTCGATGGGATAGTTCACCGCATTGCCATTGTGTACCGCTGCGATGATGCGCGGCTCATCCGGCGCAAGGCCCAGCGCATCGATCTCCCGCAGCCAGTGATAATCTTCGCCGCGGCGCAGTTCGGGAAACTTCGCCCGCTCCCACACCTTGAGCCAGTAACACAGCGAATTGCCGAGGCAATAGCACTTGAGTCCGTTCGAATACATCCACGCTCTGCCTTCCTCCTCCAGCCAGAACAAACCGGAGCGGTAGCCCACGCAATCGCGATCAGAGGCTTCGAGCGCCGCCACCTGATCGGCGATTCGTTCCGGATGCGACCAGTCGTCGTCGTCGAAGTGGACGGCGATGGTGGCGCCCGCGGCGACGGCCAATTGCGCGGTGACGTTGCGGTAGTAGCCCAAAGTCTTGCCTGGCACAGCAGCATGCGTGATAATGTCCGGCGTAATGCGGAGCGAGGCGATGACTTCGTCTTCCTCGGGATTATTCGAGAGCACGATGAGGATGCGGTTGGGATAGGTTTGCCGCGAGAAGCTGCGCATGGCACGCGGAAGCAGATGGAGGCGTCCGGCGGTAGGCATAAGGCAGGCGACCAGCGGCGGGTTCATAATCTCAAGTCAGCGAGGTTGAACTGAAAAATGCGGCTTCCCTCTTGATACACGCTCGCCTCAATGCTAACGGTCTTCGCCTTGCGGATGCAGTCGTAGAAGCTCGCGATGCCATAGATCTTGACGCGGGTGTTCATGATAAACCATACATTGTTGCTCAAATCCGTTCCATGCGCGACGGCAAAGTAACGGATCTTGCTGTCGTTGTCAAAGTGCGCCGCGATGATGCAGTTGTTCTCAATATCGCGTGTGCAGGTGAACTGGCCCTTGGGCAACGCAAACAGCACTTCAGCTTGCTTACCTCTCACACGGACCGTCAGATGCGCTCGCTGCGGGCCTTCGTAGGGAAAATTGAACGAGACCTCGTTAGTCGAGAGCGTCTCCGCCATCAACTCCTGCCGGCCCATGAGATCAGTCTGAGAGTTGTAACTCCACTCCGAATCGTGATCTTTGATCCATTTGTCATTGGTCTGCTGTCCGTACATAGCGGACAGAGCCAACAATCCTGCAACTGCTAACTTCACTTTCTTTCTCTCTCTTTCTAAAAAATCCCCTTCGCGTCGGGGTTATAGCGTGCGGCTCAACTTGGCTTGTTCTTGCAAGCGCTGTCCCAGAAATTGCAAGGTGGCCCATTTACCCTTCGGAAACCATTCCGTGCGATCCTCGGCGACCGATAGCTGAAAATAGATCCACGCCCATTCCGCTGGAACGCTTCCGATGGACTCGAAGAGCAAGCCATCGCCGTGTTCCGCGATGGCCCAATTGCGCAGGCCAGTTTGCGTTTCGGTGCTAAATTCGTCGAAGGTCATCAGCCGGTCGGGCTTCGGCACGGTGTTCATTTCTCCTCCTGTTCGCGCTTCTCTCGCGCCCGCTCCCGTTCGGCCAGCCACTGCTGAACGACTTCCAATTTGTCCAGCCGCGACTCGTGCTTCTCCGCGGTGGCCCGCAGAGCCTCCGTAGCGGCCACCAAGTTCTGCGTTGCCAAATACAACCGGTTGAGTCCTTGCCAGAATTCTTGCTGTTCAAACTGATCCATCCGATTATTCCTCCACCTTCTTGGCCCGCGCCAGCTCGCGCCGTAACGCCCGCTCGATCCACGCCTTGAGATACATCCCATCGCGCTTGGCCTGGTCGCGCACGGCATCCCAGAGCTCGCGATCGACACCACGGAGCATCACGGTTTTCTCGGGTGCAGCGGTCATCGGTGCACCAGCCTAGTGCTAATGCGTTCGTTGAGGCGGCCTTCGGTTTTCGCGATTTCGCCCTTCAACTCCACGCGCGCAAGCTCTATTTCGCCTTTCAGTTCAACTCGCAAGGTCTCTATATCACCTCTTAGTTCCACCCGCAAAGCCCCCATCTCCGCTCGAATGGCTTTGGCTTCGGCGCGCATAGCGATGACAATAGGGCCGGTCACCGCCGTAATCAACAGAACGCCTCCTGAGAGGAGCAGCTTCCACAATTCGATGTTCATTGCTGCTCCCCGTCGCCATTGAGCCCTTCCAGGAACGTGCGGATGCCCTGAAGCATGGCGCGGCGCAAACGGGCTTCTTTTTCCTCTTGTGCCTTTTGCCGCTCAATCCAAAGGTGTTGTTGAGTTGAAAGTTCCTCCAAACTGCTGTGCAGGCTCTCCGTGGACTGCAATAAAAACTCTAAGCGTTCGTCAATATTCATTTCGTTTCCCATTCGCTACGCTTGCCCTGCCGATACCAAACGACCATCGGGTCTGCTTCCATCCCTGCCTCAAAAGCGTCGATATCGGCTCCAGCAAACTCGAATTCGATCACTTGCGGATCGATTGCGAAGATACCCGTAACTTCGGGGTTTGAATCGATAGAGGAGACAACAGGCTGAATGTTGCTGTCGGTGTCCACGATTACTTCTGCTGTGTAGGTCATTGGTTCGGTTTCCTTCAGTTTCCAGTCCCAGTCGTAGCCGCCATCGAACAGATCGATGACAGCTTCAAAGCCCGGCTGCAATTCGGCCGGCGTAGCATCCATGGCATCCTGGAGCCTCATCTTGGCGGCAGCCATCGTGGCATTGCGCCCCTTGGCTTCGTATGCGTTGGGATCGATCTTGTAACGACCATTGGCTTCGCTCCAAACCAGGCGGAGTTCGACCCAGTGGCCGTCCTCGTACCGCCCTGACACCAGTCTTTTAGGCTGGCTAAATGGCGTTACCGCTTTACGCCAACTATTTAGTATGGCGTCAAACTCGCCTGCAAGCGCATTGCTATGATAGCCGCTATTCATAAGTACGGCTGCCGGTATACCTTTGTTCAATCTTTTCATATTACTCCTCATCAAGCAATAGTGTAGCACGATGCTAACATGTTTGCAAGTTTTATTGCACACATGCCAACTTGTGTGCTTGTCGGCACCCCTGCCTCGGGTACCGGCAACCCCCTTCCGGCGCGTCCTGGCGCGTCTGCGGGCCACCAAATGGCATTCTGGCGGGCGTTGCCTGTTGAACTGCGGCAGCCGCGAATTTCGGACCACAGTCCGGCCGCCGCAGCTATGTTGGATTTACTTGTAAGGCCTCACCCCCCTCATTACGGAATTGCTGGCGGCTCCACGAACGCCGGCGACGTGGGGTCGAGATCGTTCGTCGGATCTGATCCGTACTTGTTCACCAGCCCCGTTCGCGGATCGAAGTAGGAACCCACCAGCACGGTAAGCGGTGGCTGCCAGTTCTGCGGCGTCACATTCTCGGGGTCCTGCTGATAGCACCACGGCGCGGAATCGGGTCCATCCGGTGTGGCACCATAGCGCGTGGTGTACGCACTGATCTCGTCCAACTCTAGGGGGTGCTTTTGGGGGAACATCTTCGCGATGCCATACCACTGGGCAATGGCTACCACGTTCTGCGCGCGTGTTGTTGCTTCCATGTTCGTCTCCTGTCTGTCAATACCTCGAAATCACCACCGGCTGTGACCACTGCATCGCCACCGTCCGCTGCTCCGGCTCTACTACCAAATCCGTTACCGCCCATACCAGCGCATCCATCCGGTCGGGCGACCGCATCCCCGCATCCGGCGCCCACTCGCACATCTGCTGCTCGAGCTCGGGCAGCCGGCCAACGTGATGCACCCGGCCCTGCTCGTAGAGCGCCGCCACTGGCTCGGCTCGCAGCGCCTTGCCGCGGGAAGCGCGTACTGAGCGGAACGCCACCTCCGGCGCAACGGCCCGGATATTCGCTTCCACCAGGTCGCCGCCGTTGTTGATTTCGCCGATGATCCGGTCTGCACGTTTGGTCTGATACGCCGTCACCGCAATGCGCGCCCAGCCTAACGGCGTTTCCCGGCAGCTCAAGTCATCGAGTACCACGATGTGATTCGCGCGAGTCAGTGCCGCAACGACGATGCCGGTTTCGGACGATTCTTCGTCGTGCGACACGGCCGGATCGATCGCCACCACCATGCGGATAATGGCTGAGTAATCCACATCGTGGGAGCTGATGCGCGCCGCATCGATCAAGGCTTGCGTCCACAAGGCGCCGGGATGATCCTCGAGAATTTCGGCTAACAGTTCCTGGCGGCCCAGGCGCGTGCCTTCGTAGCGCTTGATGATCGAATCGAAGAAGGCGCCGGAGAGGTTGGCGCGGTTGTCGTAAGTGGTCGCACGCGTGACGACGGTGTGCGGCTCGCTCAAGATTTCTTTCAAGATTGGCAGTGGTTTGGGGGTGGTGGTGATGATGCCGCGCGGATCGTCGCCTAAACGCCAGCCGAATTGCAGATTGTCCCAAGCTTCACGCAGGTAGCGCCAGGCCGCGAGTTCGTCACAGGCGAAATGCGAGCACTGCGGGCCGCGCAACCGCTCAGGTTCATCGGCTGAGAACAGTTCCGCAATAGCGCCAGTGTGGAATTTGATCAAGCGCTTCGATGGTTCGTACTCTGGCCGCTGCTCCCGCGGGAAGCAATTCAGCAAGCCGGATTCGCCCAACACCATCACGTTGCGCACGTCAGCCGCGGTCGGTCCCACCAGGTGAATGCGCTTAGCGCCTTGCTCCACCCACTGGCGCACGGTCTCTCCACCCATGCGCGTTTTGCCGAAGCCGCGGCCAGCGAGCACAGCCCAAATGCGCCAGTCTTTGCGCGAATCCGCGGCGCCATCGCTACCAGGCGGAAGCTGTGCGGGCCGGGCCCAGAAGCGCCAGTCGTAGAGCAGCTCTTCAGCTTGCTTCGGCTTTATCGTTGTCAGAATCCTGTCGCGCTCCAAGACGGGCAGACGCGCTAAGGATTCGGCCACGGAAAATGTCATAGGCTCGGTGCTCCACCTGGATCGGATCGCCATTGGGACCGCTGATGGCATGCTCGTAACGTTCGCGGTACTTTTCGGGTGCTGCGCCTTTGAGCAGGAAGATCAGCAGCGTATCGGAGTACTCGCGGATGGTTTTCAGTTTGCCGTTGACGCTAACCGGCTTCTCGACGCCTTCAACAGCGCGGCGCGTGGCTTCGTCTTCGAGCAGTTGCACGATGCGTTTCCGGCTGCGCTCAAACTGCGTTCGATAGTCCGGATCGGTTTCCAGCCAAACGTAGTGGGTTCTGCGGCTAATGCCCGCCCTCTCGCAAGCGACATCGACACGTCCGGCCTCTTCGTAGCGCGCTAACACTACGGCTTTCATGCCTTTCGGGTGCGGCGATCTTTTTGGACGTGTAACCGAGCGAATCACTATCAGCCAGCCCTCCGCAGCCGGTTCGTCAAACCCCGTAATTCCGTCGCTAACGCCGGCGGCATCCGCTCGCCTTGTTTCACCCGCACATTGAGCAACTCGATGTGCCGGTCGAGCTGCGGATGCGCGCCTTTCTTCCACACGCCCGTGCCGGCCTGCATGCGCTCGAGCGGAGCGACGTCGGCGGCGGCTTCCGCTTTCCAGCGTTCGTGTTCCTCGAGCACCGGATCAGGCGTGTTGCGCTCGTTTTCTTCGTACATGCGGCGGCGGATGTGGGCCGAAAGCGGCAGCTCCGTTGATTCAGCCTTGATTTCGTCGATGACGAGGCGTGCGATGGCGGCCGTATCCGCCACCTCGATGGCGTAGAGCATATCCTGCACAGCTTCACGCTTGAGCGCATGGAAGCCGTCATATTCCGACAGGCGGTTGAACTGTTCGCGAGCGGTCGATTCGTCAATCACGAGTTGGCTCCTTTCGCAAGTTTGGTTTTTTCTTCTTTGGCCAGACGTTTGGTGCGCATGTCTTCGACAATTTCATCGAGCATGACGTCGCTTTTGGTGCGTTTGGGCGGCGGTTGTTCCTGGCCGTATTCGATCCAGGAGGAAATACAGCGCGGGACGGTGGTGAGGAAGAGGCGAACACTACGTTGGGTGGGGGAATCGTTGCGGCAGCGGCGGACGGCGTCAGCGAGCAGTTTGTCGGAGAACTCGAGAGCGGAGGGTTGCGGGATGTCGGCGGCCGCGACGGCGGCGGTTCGAACCAGTTCGGTTAGGAAGCGAGCATCGGTGGCTGGGTAGGATTCGCGGGCGGTGAGTGGGTAGCTTTGCGAAGCTGCGTTTCCGTTCGGCGACGGCGACGACGGCGGCTGTTCGCGCGCGCGGTCGTCGTCGGAGGTAAAAACTTGCTCTGTAGAAATACTTTCAGACGAAGAAAAACGGCGCTCTTTACTATTCTGTTCTGTATATGACTGCATATGCATATGCGCGTGCATTGCATCTGCATCTGCATCTGCATCTGCATCTGCATCTGCGGACGCATTGCGTTTCCATCGTGAATTGGCGGCTTTCACTTTTGCTTCATAAGCCTTAACTGCTTTATTGCGTTCTACTTCCTGGCGCGGGTTGCGGCGGCGACCGTCCTCGGCAACAGGAAAACAAGGTTCAACAAGCGACCATTGCTTGACAAATTCTTGTTCGATCTGATGCCACTTATATGCTCGTTCGTTGCCGCGAACTGGTCCAAAGATTGTTCGGATCTTGCTCCATTCCTGCGGCAAGCCGTCGTTCATCCAGGCATGATTGAGGCACATGATGTACAGTCCGATGGAACTTAAATCCATCAGCTTGACCTTTTCGTCCATGTCGAAATCCCGGGGATACATAGGGTAATAACGCAACCTCATCCGCTCCCTTCACGCCGTCTTCCGCCGGCCGCCTAGCTGCAGGTC